CAATTGGATTATGGAAGAATAGTGAATTCCGCAAGAAACAATTGAAGACTCGTAATTCTGAGGAATTTAGAAAGGCTGCTTCTGAACGGTCTAAGAAGCTTTGGAGTGATGAAAAATTTAGAACTAAGATGATAGAAGTTCTAAATAAAAATAGACACAAATCATATAATGTTGTTGAGTCATCATTGCAAAAAATTTTATATTCAATTCTCGATGATTTAAAGATTGAGTATAATAAAGAAGGTCAGGATACAACTGTTGGTCCAATAACAATATCAAATAAGGTTTTTGGTGGTTATAAATTTGATTGCAAAATTAATAAATTTGGGAAGATGCAAAAAGATTTATTGATCGAATGTAATGGCAATTATTGGCATAGTGATAAAATCAATAAAGGAGCAGATATTGCGAAGTCTACATTCTTGTCTAAATATTATTCAGATAAATACGATTTGTTAGTTTTGTGGGAACATGAATTTAGAAGTCGTGGTTTGATAGAGACAATAATTAGAAAAAAGATTGGACTTGAGACTGAATTTAAAATTGTTGATTTTAAATTTAAAGATGTGATAATTGGTGAATCAATAATGTCTGATGATATGAAATGTTTATTTGCAAAATATCATTATATGGCAAATATTGGTAGAAGTGGCTCGCTTAGATATGGTGCATACTATAATGGAATTTTAATTGCAGCTGCTATATTCTCACGTCCAACTAGAAATGAAAGTGCAATCAGACTTGATTGTAAATTAAATGAGGTTTACGAATTGTCTAGGTTCGTTATTCATCCGTCATACCAAAAGAAAAATTTTGCGTCGTATTTTCTAGCAATAACAAGGAAATTAATTTCTAAAGAATATGAACCAAAAATGTTATATACATTTGCTGATACAACGTATGGCCACGACGGCACAGTATACAAAGCAGCTGGATGGAAGTTTGATGGAGAAATAAAACCGGACTACTGGTATAGGGGATCTGATAATGCATGGTTTCATAAGAAAACAATATGGGATCATGCCAGTAAAAATGGAGTAACCGAAAATCAATATGCGCTTGAACACAATTTGCATAAGGTAATTGGTAAAAAGAAATTGAGATACATATTTCCTTGCAAACATAAATTAATGAGCTAATATGCTCTGGAGGAAATATGGCTGTCTATTTAAGTCCGGGAGTTTTTCCAGTAGAGGTTGACCTATCTGCTGTGCCAACAGCCGTGGGGCCTCTGCGTCCAGTGTTCATCGGCACAGCCAAAAAAGGCCCAATGAATACTCCTACGTTCATTTCTACATCTCAGCAATTCATTGATACGTTTGGTGAACCAATAACAGAATCTTCACTTGGGTTTGCTGTATTGAACTACATGGAAGAAGGGAACCAAGCTTATATCTTAAGAGTTGGTATAGAAGCTGAAGATGGTCAAGACGCAGCTTTAGCTGAAGTAGCTATTGATACAAGTGGTGCAAAAATCCAAGGCTGGGGTAGACTTCCTTTATTCTCTGGCATGGATTATGGCCGTCTAAAACTTCGGACGATTGATACAGATAATCCTGTAACATTCCATGCATCATCTTTCTCAAACATTGATTATAATGATATCGATACAAGTGGTACCCATGGTGCAACGAATGCGACATTAACAATATCTGGTACATATACAGAAGCAATTGATGATTTCTTCACAATTTTAATTACAGAAGGTCCAGATCCATTAACTGGCTCTCCAATTGATGGTGCTAGATTTGAAGTTATTAGAAATAGTGATGGCAAGACAATCAATTCTGGCAAGCTATTGGAAAACACACCTGTTGGTACATCTCAACTAATACCAGTCGGATCTGGGGATGACGCAAATGGTTTATCATTCAGAGTTGTTGTTACAGGTTTATCACCAATTGAGGAAAATGATACGTTTACGTTTCAAGTAGTCCCTGATAATCGTTCATTCTCAATTTCTGTTGATGGTGATGTTGCAGCTAATTACGTGTTCTCGTCAACAACATATACAACTGTTGATTCGTTTGTTAATGCTTTCAATACGTTAGTTGGTGCTGGTGAAGATTATTCAATGATCAATTCTGATGGAATCCCAACAATTGTTACAGACAATGTTGGCGAAAGGATTCAGTTAATGACAACTGAGGCTTGGGCATTAGAAGTTGGTACGACTCTTTATGCATTTGATATTCCACGTAGCTATCTTTTAAGCAATGATCCAGGCCCATATAACATCTCGACATCTAATAACAGAGTTAAGATTTCAGTAATTGAAGCAACAGTTACGACTGATCTTGAAACTACAATTGGTGTTGGCGTTTTGGACGCTTCTGAAGTTGCAAATGCTCTCCATCTCGGCGGTATAAAAGCTGGTAAGAGATACTATGATTCATTTGCTCTGCAAGTTGCTGACGATGAGTATAGGGTTGCTATTGTTTCAGCAGATGACGCTCAATTTGGTATTTTAAAAATGCAAGCTAATTTCTCAAATATCAAGACATTGAGATTTGCAGAAGAACTTGATATCAATTATCCATATACTCGTAGTTATCGTGGTTTCAGTGATCCACGCGTTTCACTTCCTGAGGCAGGTGTTATTACACCATCTAATCCAAAGTCTTGTGAAGACGATCCAGGGTCTGATGAATGCGTTGCAGACAGCGCATACTACGAGAACATCGTTGGGTTCTTGGTTGCAAAATCTCCAGGGACATGGGTCAGTGATTTAAAAGTTGCTCTAGAACCATATAATGATTCTGGCAACAAATTTACTCTTAGAATCTTCAAGGGAACTATTGAAGTCAATAGGGTTGATGATCTGAGTTTTGATCCACGTGAAGATCGCTATGCTCTTAATGTTTTAAATTCAGGAAGCAAGTATGGTGGTGCAAATGGTAATGAATACGTTGAGTTCGAAGCTCGTCCAGACTATCTAAACAATGACCCAGACTCAGTTGATTTTGAAAATAGAATTCCAACTCCATTTAACAATAAGGAGTTTGAAGGTGAAGCAAATGGTATCCCGACAGATCCAGTTTATAGTTCAGAACTTGATCGTGCAATAATCGGCAATCCGGCAGCTTCAAGCGGTATGTTTGCATTCCAGAATCCAGAAGTATATGATGTAAACTTACTATGCGTTCCAGGAGTTTCTTCTGGATCGGTAATAGGTCAAGGTCTTCAACTTTGTGAAGGTCGTGGAGACATGCTTTACATCGTTGACGCTCCATTCGGCTTACGTCCACAGCAAGTTGTTGATTGGCATAATGGGATGCTTTATAGTGATTTGGCTACATCAATCAATTCTAGTTACGGTGCCCTTTATTGGCCATGGCTTAAGATTTTCAATCAGTTTGATGGCAGCGAGATCTTCGTTCCACCATCTGGTTTTATCTCTGGAGTATTTTCCAGAACAGCCAGAGAACGTGAACAATGGTTTGCTCCAGCTGGTTTAAATCGTGGACATCTCCTGACAGCCCTCGATGTTGAATATTCTGCATCACAGGGTGAAAGAGATTTGCTCTATGGTTCTGGAAATGCAGTTAATCCAGTTGTTAAATTTCCACAGGACGGAATAACAGTCTGGGGACAGAGGACACTTCAGAGGAAGCAGTCTGCTCTTGATAGAGTCAATGTTAGAATGTTGTTGATATTCCTGAAGAAGAATCTAGTTAGGTTATTGAGATTCTTCCTTTTCGAACCTATCGATAAGCTGTTATTTGCAGAAGTCAGAAGTGCGGTGACTCCGTTCTTAGAAGATGTTATGGCTCGTCGGGGATTACAAGCATTTAAAGTTATATGCGATGAATCGAATAATACTCCAGAAAGAATAGACAGGAACGAATTACATGTTTCAATTCTAATAAAGCCAACAAAAGCAGCAGAATTCGTTGTACTAAATCTCGTAATTATGAGAACAGATCAGTCATTCTCAGCAGACGAGGTTTTAGCAGCTGCTGGCGTTGTACAGGGCTAATTTAATCATTTTTGAGCCTAGGTAGAAATATCTAGGCTCAAAAATGTATTTAAAGTAATATGGATAATAAAGTTAAAGAATGTTATAAACAGTTGGACAAAGAAGTCCATAGAAATAAATCAAAATTAACAAGCCGGAGATTATGGAAAGATTTAGAGTATCGTAAAAAACTGTATCAAAAGAAAAAATGGCAAGATCCAAAATATAGAACCAAGATCAATGAGATTTGGGCTGATGAAGCTAGACCTAGTAAAGTCTCATCTTGAGGGAGACTGTATAGTTGATGCTGAAGATTATAATGTAATCAGGGATATTCAATTATGATTTTTTCATTCAATGAATTTGGTTTATTTGATTTGAGTTTGGCAGTATTTACTGGTATTGCTGTTGGAAGCACAGTGGTTTTTATGCTTCTTGTTAAACCAATTAAGAAGTACAATGTTGAAGAAAACGCAGAATGTAAAATAATGAAATGTGGACACAGCAAATGTTGTTTGATAGACGATCATTGTGGTCTACCAGAACATAGGTATTGTGCATTTTGTTCTTCTGAAGAAGATTCTGAATCTTATTATCGCTTATATGAAAACCTTCTTGATAAAAATAAAGAATTATTAAAAATAATGGGTGGAATAGAAGACAAACTATCTGGTACTGGTATATTGTCGTTAGATACAATTAAAATGATTGTCAAAGAAACAATTAAGAAAAATACTATTTAATGAAGATGTCTTTTAATTAATATTTTTATTGAAGATTATTCGATATTCAAATCATCACTCATAATGACAGTAGCCGATAATCCATTAACGGTTATTGTACCAGCTGTATCAATATTTATTTTGCCTTTTTTGCGAACTCTTATTATAACAGATGTGTCAGAAATATATGCGTATGATTCAGTGGCTATACCACTAACATTTGTTAGTTCGCGTATTATATGAGAATTATCGTTAAATGGACCAGTAGCAGCTTGGATATATACTGAAGCGTTTTGTATTGGGTTGTTGTTCTTATCTAGTACAGTAACTGTTATGGTTACTGTATTATTTACAGTAGTGCTTGATGATTCACTATTTCTAATGCTTGGTGTATTTCCGTCGCCAGAAACATTAATGGTTATCAGACCACCAGAATCATTGTATATAGCTGATCCGGCACTATATATCCAATGAGTTTCTGAAGACCCAGCTGCTGTCAGATCTATTTTGTTTGTGTCATTATTAGCGTCTGTCTGTGTCGGATAGAATGACAATTGATTCGATGCTATCGATCTTACATAATATAATGTACTGTTTGTCAATCCAATTGCATTTGATCCACCGTGTTTTTGGTAGTATATTGGATTGCCAGTAGAATAATTATGTGTTGCATCTAATGTTACAACATCTGTTGTTCCATTAATTCCAGTTTGTGTATCAAAAGATCTCTTGACTGGACCGAAACCAGTAAATGTATTACCAATGAAGTCGTATGTACCAGTTGATGTTATCCTCATTGAGTGTCCAGAATTCACAGATCCAGTAAAACTTGTATTCTCAAATATCTCTGGGTTTGTTATCGAACACAGCCTATTACCAGCAGTGATCGTTGTAACATTTATAAACGAATTTTCAATGAATGTAGAACCGTTTGTAGTAAGCGAATCATTTGCTGTTGGTGGATTCAATATTGTGCATGTGTCTAAATTAATATTACTCGCATCAATTGTTGTATAATCATTTATAGTCAATTCAGATATTATTATCGCTCTAGCTATTGATATTGTACCAGCTCCAATAACAGACAGTCCAGAAAAATCGTATGTAGCAGATGTTGAACTAGATGCATGCAACCCCCACTTATATCTTGATGGCGATGATATGACTGAATTTCTATGTATTATTGTGTCTGACGACCCAGCATAATATGTAATACCTATGGCATTGTCTGTTGAATTATAATTGATCTTCTTCGTTGATGTGTTGAATTGTGATGGGAACTCAATGGCCGTCGAATCCAAACCTAGATATACTTCATTAGTACCACCATCACCTATTTGCAAGTCCTGTAATAATAATAATTGTTTAGCTCCCTGTAAGATTGCGCTATATCTCTCTTTACATATTTGTCTTGATCCAATTGCAATTGTGTTTACTATATCCTCGATCGTTAATGGTTGTGTTGAATTACCGCCAGCGATTATTGTATTGTCCATCAACCAAGCCATACCCCAACCAATCTGGCATGTGTTTGAACCAGTGATACCACCATGCCAGAATCCTAAGGCTAGTATCGATGATGTATTTAGTGAACCGTTTGATGCTTTTGTATTACCAGCACCAGAGTTTATGATTACAGGCACATGTACAGTTGGTGCCCATGGAGCGTCAATTGCATGTACACGCCAGATTTTATAATCAGCTGCAGTACCAGATCTGACTCCAAACCATGCTCCTCTATTGGACGATATGTTTGTGAATCTCTGAGACTGCAATGGTGTAGCTGGTCTTATATGACATAACACGTTCTTTGTACCAATGTTTGGTCTATTCCCAACAGAGAATACCAATTCGGCACCGCTTATTTGACCTGTAGTAGTAGCATTTGTAGCGCCAGCCATCGAATGGAATGAATATATGCCTACGTCACCAATCGCGGCAGTTGTTGCGTCGTTAGCAGTTATGCCATCAAATGATGTTCCAAAGTTTGTATCAGCAGTGGCAGCAAATGCTGTATTGCCATTATATGCAGTTACCCCATGTAATAGATCAAGCAATGAACAATTGTCTGTGACTACATATGGTGGTATAATTGTGGCACCACTGGATGGAGGGTTTATACCAAGAACGGCTCGCATTCCGTTACCAGATGCATAACTATTGGCGTATACAGCAGAAGATGTAGTTCCTGCGGTTCTCTTGTAGCCCCATCCAACGCCAATGGATTCAGCAGCTCCGTCACCACCAGTTAAGTGATGGACTGGTCCTTCTAAGAATGTCGGGGCTGCGGCTACAGAAGCTGATATGGCGTATATTAACAGAGTGTTATCTCTCTCGGTCGTTATTGTTGGCATATTGACTCTAGATGCGCCTGTTTGGGAGGCTTCATTATAATCGAACCTGCGTACTTCAAATATTACATCTCTGCCAGAGTTAGCTGCCCATATTCCAGTATTCTCAGAATAGTTACCTCCATGGCTTGGAGATGACCCATCATATCCAACATTTACATAATTTGACCCGTCACCGCCACTGTATTCTACTGTTATTACATAATTAGTTGCGTTCGTCAATGTCGCCCAAGCAGATGGGAATTTGAATTCTGTAAACACTAATGATCCAGTTAATGATTCTGCACTTATTGTATTAGAAGTGGCCAGTGCACTACCAGTAGGGATACTTGATGTGCCAAATGTACCTGAATGTGCATATAATTTAGCCGTTATATTTCCGGTTGGAGATCCAGTCTTGCTGAGATAAAATTTGGCCGTAGCTATTATACCACCAGTCCCTGTAAAGGATTGTCCTATGCCAGTTATTGTACCATTTCCTAACGGCGCAGTTGAATCCTGGTTTGATGTTAAATATGATGCGTACGATGTAGTATAAAATGGTGTATTAGTATCAATATCTCTAATCGAGATTACGCAGCCATTGTATGTTTCGTTAACAGTTGAGCCAACAACTGGATCACTCTCGCTAGATGTAGCTATTTTAAAGAAACACACATTACTTGTTGTATTGTTTCTTGCAAATAGTTGTGTATATCCACTTGGTGCAGTCCATGTTGGGGTACCAGTATCACCAACTGCAAACACTATTAACAAATCGTTTTGTTCGTATGCGCACATAGGTATTGTAATACCTGCATCTGTCGTTGTGGATTCGAAAGACCATGACTTATCTCGTATTGCTGGCATTATGTCACGCTTATTATCAATATGACAATGACACCGTTGCACCGTCAGTATGTCTTGTCAATACTATCATAGTAATTTTGTTCCAAGAATACATTATGTTTTTAGTGGAGGAATTTCTTATATGGTTTATCTTGGTGATCAATTAGTTGCTACTGTGTTTTTTCACCCACTATTAGATAGAATATTAAAATAATTTGTCAAAGAAGCAATTAAGAAAAATATTATTTAATGAAGATGTCTTTTAATTCGTCGGATGTTAGTATTTTTTCAGCTAATCCTTTTGATTGATGGGAAGCTAGAACGTATAGATTTTATAAATTCTTTATCATCTTTTTTGCTAAGATCGAAACCCTTAACATGTTTATCATTTGGATTATATGTTTGTTCAATGTTTGTTAATTGTATTATGTCCTTATAATCTAATTGTTAAATACGGATGTTCTTTAACAAATTGCTCAATACGGATGTTCTTTAACAAATTGCTCAATAACGTCTCCCATTTGTAGTTTGTTATTTCTGCCCCAATATTTCTTAGAGAGATTAGATATTCTTTCGTCTCTACATTTGTCCCACTCATGCCAAAATGCAGTCACTATTTTTTGACCTATAGGAGTTAATATCCACATATAATGTTTTAATTTGAATAAATACATTATACGTGCCTCAAATTGTTACATTAGTCAGAAGAAATTAATTTAGATAGTAGATGACGATATGACATAATTATGAAAGAGATTGACATTAATACAAGTAGAAAAACTAAGATTTTATATGAAAGATAATACGTAATCAAAATTACTGTAAACATTTTTGGAGTTAATTATGCCTGGATTTAATATTGGTGGTGGAGGTTCAGGTAACGAACCATCGAACGTAACTGAAACGCGTAGGAAACATAGATGGGTATTCCAAACAGTGTCGTCATTATCGCGTGAATCTCTCCTCTTCCTGAAAAGCGCGTCACGTCCGTCATTCAAGTACGATGATCCAATTATGCATCATGATCAAGAAGAAGTATTTTTCGCTGGTAAACAACACTGGGAACCAATAACCCTAACATGGTATGACGCTGAACAGAATCCAAATGTTTCTAATGAAATCCATAAATGGATTCAAACAGTGACAACAAGCGGTCTTGGTAGTGGTGGTGGTCAAATACAGGTTGCAACTCCGAGAGAATATAAGAAGGAAGCAACTTTGACGTCTACTACAGGTACTGGATCTGATAATGAAAAATGGGCTTTAAAGGGTGTATGGCCACAACAAGTTGATTTCCAGGATTTAGATTATACAAATACGGAAATTCAATTAGTTACTGCAACAATGCGTTTTGATCGCGCAGTACGCGAACAATAAACACTAACAGCAACAATTTCATTAACTTTGAACAGTTAATGATTATATGTAAATATATTGTATGCCTGGATTTAATATTGGCGGTGGTGGTTCTGGTAAAGAACCATCTATAACATCTGACATCAAAAGAGTTCATAGATGGAGAATTGACCAACTTGGTGAATTGATAATTAATAGAGACGTACATCAATACGCCCAAAGTTTAACATGGCCTAATATTTCAATAGATGAAGAAACTGTAATGGGTGCAGCAATAAACTACAAATTTGCTAAGGCTGCATCGTTTGATGATGTTACAATTGCTTTTTATGATGCTGATTATGTATTTTCGAATCTTGAGACGTGGTTTAAATTAATATATACGCCAAATAGTGGTATTGGAATGGCAAATGAATATAAGAAAGATAGTAAGTTTACTTTAACTGATGGAATGGGCGAACAGTTAGATACTGTTACCTTGAAGAATAGTTGGCCAAAAAGCATATCACATTCACAGCTGACATATGATAACAGTGAATTAAAATTAGTAAATTTAACTCTTTCATATGACTGGGCTGAATTCGAATAATTAGCAATACATTTCGTTTAATCTGTACATATCTTAGGAGCTAATATGACTGACGAAAATAAAAATTTACAACCAAAACCACAAGACGTACTAGATAAAGTTCTGCAAATGTCTGATGATGACATTTTGCCATGGGAAGAAGTAGTTTTACCATCACTTGGACAGTATTATGATAATAAACTTCCTGGTGGGATTGTTAAAGTAAGACCAATGGGTTTAGCTGCGGATAAGGTTCTTGCTACTCAGCGTCTTGCCCAGAGTGGTAAATCTATTGATTATTTGTTCAAAAAATGTGTTCAATTAGCATCTGATTTTGATTCTAGAAATCTATTGACTGGTGACAGAATTTTCTTGTTGTATTATCTTCGTGGCATTACACATGGTAATGATTATGAGTTCGTTGTTAAATGTGGAGATGAGAATTGCGGTAAAGAGAATATTAAGTCATATGATCTAAATAAGCTGATTGGTACAATAAAAAGACCATCAGATGGAATTGGTAGTGAACCATTTAAAGTAGTTCTTCCACATATGTCGAAAATAACTGGAACAGAGTTTTGGGTTAAAGTTCGTCTGATGCGTGGGTATGATCTTGAAACTATTTTGAATAATCGGACAACTAGTAAAAAAATTGGCAAAAATGTTGAAACTATTGATGATTCTATAGAAGAGCACTTAGCCATGTTAATAGTTAATGCAATGGGCAGTGAAGATCGCAGAAAAATAAAGACATTGATCGGCAAGTTACATTCTTCAGATACAGCAACAATCAGACAATTCCTAAAGGATAATACGCCTGGAATTGAAACAAATATTGAAGTTGATTGTGAATTCTGTGGTAATAATATGAAGATTGAACTTCCGATAACGGAGAGTTTTTTTCGTCCTACGATCACCAGAAACAATAGAGAATGAGTGGCGAACATTAATGGAACAGTCGTTTCTGCTTAAACATTATGGTCATCTGTCTATTAATGAACAAATGGATATGACAGCAGAAGAAAGAAACTGGTGGTTGGAAAGACTAGATAAAGAAAATAAAAATCAGAAGAATTCAGAACAAACTAAGCCAACACATACACCTGGAACATTACCTACCTAGTCAAATATAAAATATGGCTGATCCAAGAATATCTGGTAGAATTGGGGGTACAATAGCATTAACTGTAACGTTTTATAGAAATGGTGTACCAACAGATCCATATGCAATTCGAAGAATCGACTTATATAATAACTCTGAAAAAGATGAAAATCTAGTCGCTCAAATTATTATACCAGATCCAACTGAAAGTTCTTATCCATACCCATTAGAAAATCCATCAGTCGGAGTCTACACATTGTTATATGATGTACCAACAGATTTTGAAGCCCCAGGTGCTTATTTGGATGTGTGGAGATTTGTGGGCTCTGATCCTGGAACTGGCGGTGATTTAACAGACGAATCTGTTTGGATGTCACAGTGCAATAAGTTTTGGATATTTCCAGATGGGTTTTATTTAGATGATGGATTGGTAATACCACGGTTTGGATTTGAAGCATTAGATAAGACGTTTAAAAAACCTGAACTTAGGACGTTAGAGGTTGGATTGATGCCTTTGCCATTATATGATTTCGACTTTAATAGGATAATACCAATAATACCACAATTAAGGGCATTCATAACGATTGAAACTACGAACTGTGAAACTATTGTAGCTGAAGAACCATGCAGAATAGGAATAAGACAGGGTTCTTTTAGAACTAATCCATTTGTAATTCAATATACATTAGACACACAACAATTTTTAATTGGAACATATCTTTATAAGATCAGATTGCAATTGCCGAATGGCGAAACAAGAGTTTCTGATCCGATGTATATAACTGTTCGTTAATCTAAAAGTTGCATTTATTGTATATTCTGGCATAAATTTACATTTTAATGGATTAGTAGGAATTTTTAAGAATTCTTTAACTATTTTAATAGTTTGCTGTTGTATACGCTCAAATTTGTATAACAATTATCTATTACTGCACTTTTGAAATTCATGTATTCTCTGTTTGTCATTTTTAGTTTGTCGATATTATTATCATAATAATTAAATATGTTTTCTAACCTTGCTACGCCCATTTTAATTGTTGAATTATTTTGAAATTTGTCGCACAATAAATTTGAAATGTTTGAATAATGTAAAAACCAGCATTTTTCAGAGCAGTTTATGTATTTTGTTTTGTTTTCACATTTTGTGTATGTTATATCTTTAATTGATATTTTGTTTCTACAATGTAGTGGTTTTGTTATTACTATACCAAAATCTTGATCGTACTGATAATCAAACAATTTTAGGTGATGGTTAAAATAATCGTCCCAGTTTATATTTAGGAACATACCGTTGTATTCTGTAAATGTATTATCATGGAATGTTACAATTGTGTTGCCATACAATTTAACTATTTTATTGCCATTAGTATCGTCATCTAGAATATTGACAGCTTTTTTTAGTATTCTAGATTTGTTGAGTTGCCAGATTTTTTCAATTAATCTCATTGTGTTTATTTATTATAATTTCAAGGATATTACAATTGTTCGCAATAATTTATCTGTGCGTATTTGATATTTATGAAATACTCTATACCACCGAATTGTATTGAGGCATGGGTCTCAAGGTATTTTGAATGTAAACGACGCAAAAATGGCCAAGAGATATTGATATGTAACCCATTTGATGATGACAATAAGTTTAAATTTAACATAAACACAGTAAAAGGTATTTGTCACGATTGGAGGCCAGGACACCAAGAAAATGATGGACCATTTATAAATTTCGTTATGAAGTATAGAAATCTTGGTTTTAGAGATGCATTAAAAGAGATTTGTGGCGATGACATCGACATAAAAGACATTATTAAAAAAGAATCTGCAAAAGATGTTACAGAAGATAAAACAATCAATGACATTGAGTTACCGAAATCTGCCAAACAGTTTAATGGCATTGGTGGTTTGATTGAGAAAATGGCAATTCAATATCTATCGTCTAGAGGCATTGACAATGACAAGATCCAAAAATACAAATTGCATTACGATGTTGGATCAGTTATATTTCCATATTTTGAATATGACGCTATTGTATATTGGCAAAAACGAAGTATCGGTGAGAAACGATTCGAATTTCCTGATTTAAACACTTTTGGTGTTGGTAAGGAAATGTTTATCTATGGATTTGATCAGTGTGAACGTGACATGCCGATGTATGTGTGTGAATCAATAATAGATTCAATAACGCTTGGTGACAATGCAGTTGCAACTGGTGGAGCTAGCATGTCAATCCAGCAATGTAAGAAAATAAAGGCAATTTTACCATCAAAGGTTATATTAACGCCAGATCGAGATGAGGCTGGTGTTTTGTCAGTGTTGAAAAATACAGCTTTAATAAAATCGATTCTTGATATTGATGTGTTATTTTGTGTACCACCAAATAATTTTAAAGACTGGAATGATATGCGCAATAATGATCCAGTTGCATATATATTAAAAAATGCAAAAACAGTCAATCCAGTCAACATCAATATTGTAGTATCAAAAGTTTTGTAGGTATTATAATATCAAATATAATGTATAATGCAATTGATGTGGATACAATATAGTTCTAATACTTCTAAATATTATCTTGTATTACCATTAAATAGCACTGATATAAAATTATCAGCTTTATTGTCTGATAAAATATCAGGTGATGATGTTGATTTAATTAGAAAGAACATTAAAAAGATAGATGTAATGAATATAACAGATAGGATGTTATGGTTTAGATCTAATATTAAATCATATAAGAATGCATATAGAGATTTCAAGAAACAGGCTCTTAAAATAGATAGAGTAATTGACATAAAACCATTATGAGTACTGAATTAAAAGCTGCACATTCATTAAAAATAGAATTGTCTGTTGATGGTGGTAACGATATAGGTGGCCATGTCACACAATTTGAATGGAGTAGTTTTATTAATGGTGGCTATGTTGTTAAAGCTTCTGTTCAAGACCCATACTTTAATATATTGACAGAAACTTCAAAAAAATATTTAAGCGATGGTCGCAATAAAGAGACAGAAATTAAATTTAAATTGAAATGGGCAGATGGTAAGGAAACCGATAAAATAACAGCTTATATGACATCTTTGCAATCGTTTGGAGAAGGAGAAGGCGGGGTTTTGGAATTTATAGCAATAGATCCACCAACATTTAAATTGAATGAGGGTAAAGGAGATGGTAAAGTTTATGAAGGTAAAGTAAGTGATGTAATTAAAAAGGTTTGTGAAGAAGTCGGCGTAAAAGTTGAAGTGTCAGACACGCAAGATAATTCAAAAAATGTTTGGCCTATGATGAGACAAGATCCTAAGACGTTTATTCGGTCTTTATTAGATTGGTCTGCTTCGATTACTAAGAACAAAACTCATTGGATCGTTGCCAGTGTTGATGACAAACTAATAATAAAAGAACAAGCTGATTTGAAATCAAAGGATTTTGGTGTTTATCATTATAACATGAATAAACATACTGGGAGTGATATACTTAAATATGAACTAATGGCAGACAATTTTGTAAGCCCACTACAAACTAAGCTTATAACATCTGGTATATCAGCAATATCAGGTCAGTTTATTGACGATAAATCATTAAAAGATAAAACAATCGTTGAAGATAAAAACACTGACAAAAAAGCTAATGTCAATATAACTGCATATGAAGGATTTAAAAAACCATCAAAGGAATGGGCAACTAGTATAAAATCGATACCAGAACATAATGGTGGAGAACTTGGTATAAAATATTCTGATTATATTGATGGTCGAGCAAGAGGCATGTTTTTAAATATGTTGAACCTTGTGATGAGAATGAAAATTACAATAACTGGTGAACCAGAGATGGATGATTCTAGTGAACTTGGCGTTTCAAAATGTACCATTAGCTGGAAAAATATTGATGGAGAACCATATTTCCTAAGCGGTAAATGGTTAGTGTACGGTTGGCATCATATTATAGACTGTAGTAAATGGATAACTGATGTTTATTTGTCGAGAATAGACTATGATGCAAGTGCTAAGAAGGTATAATGGGCGATATAAATTCGTATGAATTAGGGCTTGATCTTAAGCTTAAAACAAAATCAGCTGAAGATGCCCTCAATTCAATAGAGAACAAGACTAAAGCAATAAATGATGCAATGACTGTTGCGTCAGAAGCTTTTGCTGTGTCTGACGAATTAAAAAAAATCGATCAAATGATGTCTGCTCAAATTTCCAGCATAGAAAGTTTAACTAATGCCTTAGAAGAACAGTATGCAATAAAAGCTGAAGAAATACGTAAAGATGGTGAAGTTTCAGAATTAACAGAAGCAAGGATTAATAGATTAGCTAAAGCCTATTCAAGGCATAGATTAACAGTTGATGACATGTTTGATAAACATGTTGCATTCTCTGATTTCTTACAAAAGAAATATGGTAAAGCACTTGATTCTGTAGATATTAAACATTCTAAAATTGTGAAGTCACATGAAAAAGCAGCTATGACCTACGAATCAAATCGTAATGTTTTAAAACAGTTAACTGGCGCAATAATGTCATATGATTCAGAACTTAAAGATGTGACTACGACAATGTTTGATAACATAAAGGCTGCTGGGGCATATGGCGCTATAATAGGTGTTGTTGCAATTGGATTGTTACGTGTTAAGAAATATCAAGATGAATATAGACTTGCTGGTATGCGTCAACTTGGCACTATTGAAGAGCTTATTGATAAATCAAATCAGCTTGGTATTGCGTATGGCGCTTCTCAGGAAGAGCAGATAGACACAATGAAAGCATTAACAACTGCTGGGTTTAAGAGTGGCGATTCAATTAAGCGACTATCTGGTTATAACTTTATGTTTAGTCGGACTACTGGTGTATCAGCTGGACAGACAGCAATTTTACAACAGAAAATTAGCTTGTTAACAAAAGATGCATCTAGATCAGAGTCGGTATTAAATTATTACGCTAATATAGTTAGAAAACTAGGACTTAATGCATCAGAAGCTTCTGAAGCAGTTGGTAAAGCTGCACAAAATTTAGTAAGATTAAATGCTGTTTTCGATAACGACAAAGCAATAGAGGCCACCAAACAATTGTCTCTTTTTACTGCAGCACTGAACAAAGTTGGGTTACAAGGCGATACTATCACTGATATGATAGCTGATATGACAGTCGATTCTCTTAAATATAGTACAACATTATCACAACTTGGGCTTGGAGATAAAATATTCAATGTTAAAGACCCAGCAAAATTTGCAGAAGAGGTTTTATCAAAGATTGCAGTAGTTGATGAGTTGATAAAACCATATGGAGATTTTGCAAAACAACTATCAGTTGTTGGTGATATTTTGGGCGTTGATAGTGATCGAGCCAGTCAATTTATTAATCTTAGTAAAAAGATTAAAGAAATGGGCGGTTTTCCTGAATTCATGAAAAGTGTTAAAGAAGCATCAAAAGATAAGCCGCTACCAGACTTATGGGCAGAATCAATAAAAACTCTATCCGATGCATTCAGTAGATTAAAAGGACCAATGTATGATATATTTATACATGTTGGTGCTAGTGTTGCAAAATATCTGGCTATTGGTGTTAATTATTTAGCTGATTATGTGCTAATGTTTAAAGGATGGTTAGATCAAGTAGGTAGTAAAGTCCCAGGAATTAAAATTTTACTTGAAGGGTTGTTTGTTGGTGTTATTGGAGTCGGAGCCATATTTACTGCTAGTGCTATATTTAAATTAACAAAATCATTTTTAGGGCTTTCGCAAGCAACAAAATCTTTACCATCAATTCAGAAGGCCGGGTTTTTAGCATCATTGGCTGAAGGTATAAAATCATTTGGTGCTCCAGGAGTTTTGAAGGGAATAGTAAATCTTGGAATTGCAATGACAGTTTTTGGTACCGTTTTATTAGGTATGGCAGTAATAATTAAGAAATTTGGGCTTGGCATAAAAGAAATGGTTGTTGCGGCTGCTGGTATAGTTTTAATGTCTACAGCATTTGCACTTAGTGCTGTTATAATATCAAAAGCTGATAAAGCAATTACTACAATAACACCAAAGTTAATTGCATTTGGGGCCAGTATGGGCATTTTGGCAATTGCAGCAATTGGATTTGCATATGCGTTTAATATGGTTACTGAAAGTCTTGGTGCATTGTTTACAGTAGTTAATGGTAATATTGGTGGGTTTGTTGCAATGATTGGTGCGACTACAATTGCAATTGGTGGATTAGTTGCGGCAATTACTGCGTTTGGGGCTAGTGGCGCAGTAGGACCATTTGCAGTTGGAGTGGCTGTAATTGGTGGTGCTCTTTATGGACTTGGTAAATTAATATCAGGGTTCCTATCAGATGTTGGAGAATCACTACCAACAGTTTTGAAAGCAGTTTCAGGCCTAACTGAAGGCACGGGCAAGGCACTAGAGTCTCTTGGATATGGTTTAGTGTCTTTTGTTAAAGCGTTATTTGGTGGATCAATGTCTTCCGGTATAACTAGTGCAATATCGTCGTTGTTTGGGGGAGATGATTTACTTGAGCGTGCAAATAAAATTGCGGCTGCATTAACTATTCTTGCATCACCATTAAAAATGTTTGCTGATATAGTATCTAATATACCTAAAATAAACGTAGTTGATATGTTCGAAGGTTTAACATTGCGCACTACTGACATACTAACATCTGCAATGGCTTTACAAACATCAGCTGTTGTTTTGGCAGATTTAAATGGTAAAATGGCAACATTTAATGCATTATCAGCGGCTCGTCCAATACGTAAACCATTAATAACAGACTTTACAGCAAGATTAGCTGGCGATAAAAATAATGCAAATATACTTAAGTCAAATGACAAAATTAAACAAGCTGTTGAAGATGTTGCTGATTCGTTGAGTAACAATAAAGATCTGAAGAGTTTAAATGAAGTTGTCAGTAAACATTTGCCTGATTTGTCAAAAGGCAGAAGTGGGTCTGGCTTTACAAGTTCGATAACACAATGGTTGTGATATGTTCTCATTTAATGAAATAGATAATAAACTTAATTTGAGTGTAAAAATTGTAATATCACCAAAACCTGATCCTGTTAGTGGTATGCCATCCATATTTTCTAATGGCGATGTGCCTATCCAATTTCCACCAAGAATAACAGACGATTCAAAATCAGCAATTTGGGATATACAACAAGTTAAACAATTTGAACCAATATCAATATTTCATGGTTCAGAAGCTAGAAGAATAGGAATTGAATTTACATATGTTGTAACTGGTGGTACGTATACTACGTCGTATATTGCTAATATTTGTCATTTGTTTAAGGCATATTTTTATAGGCCTGTAAGTGCCCAAATGCCAATTGTCACTGTTCATTTGTATGATCATGTTGGTCCTGGTGCGACATTTAGGATGAATAGTGTTAGTGTAAGCCATGGTGATACAATTATTAAAGATGGATCTGGTACTTTCCCGCTTTTAACTAAAATAAAAGCAGATATGGCTCTGAGCACTAATATTGAAAAAAAACTTAATATAAATGGGCTACCAGATAAACCAGAGGTTGAATGGTACTGATATGTCTTTAATAAATGATCCACATTCTAGATTTAAACTTACAGAATCAATATACAATAACGGAATGGAAACTATTGGTATAATGAAGAAACATTTCTTTTTAGATCAAGCGAATTTATCAGATGATGATATAATAAAAGTAACTATAACGCCAGAATTAGCTGGCAAACCATGGCAAATAGCAAATAAATATTACAATTCACCAGTACTTGATTGGGTGGTTGTTTTATTTAACAAACCATTGAACCCTATAAATTGGCCACATATTGGAACAGTAATTAAAATACCTGTTCAGAATGTTGTGTTACCTAACGTATGAGTGAAGACAATTTAGGATACGTTTTTAATAAGTTCATGAAAGATCGAACAGAAAATTTGTTCGATAGGTTTGATGGTATATATAGAGCATCTGTTGAAGAAACAAATGACCCATTACGTATAGGCAGAATTAGAGTTAGGATAGCTGAATTACACAACAGTGATGTAAAAATTGAACATTTACCATGGGCGGCACCTGCGTTTCCATTTGGAGGCAAAGGATGTGGATGGTGGGCTGCTCCATCAATCGGTGATGTGGTATTTGTTCAATTCGAGAAAAATCATCCATATTCTCCAGTGTGGGTTGGTGCAGCTACACCGACAAGACGGAAGTTTTATCCATTACAATCAATTCATGGTGTAACACCGCTTGCTGTAAATGATAAAGGCGAAAAATCTGATAAACCTAGTGACTATCAGAATGAATATTTACCAAAAGATGAACGTCCATTGTCTGTTGGAGTAAGAGATAGATATGGTTCATTCTTTATGATGACTTCTGTAGGGTTTTATCCGAAGGAACATGAAGAACAACCTAAGCCAGCTGGTACAGACGGTGTTTCTCAATCAGAATTTCAAGCATCTACCAATCAGCCAAAAGAAAATGATCCAGATGTTAAATATACAGTTTTGCATACAAAATATGGGCATACGTTCTTATTAAGTGATGTTGGATATAAATGGTCAAATGAATTTAAAGGTGATCATTCTCAAGATGAAAGTTTTGAAATATCGAGGCATAAATATTTACAAAAGTTTTTTAATGAGGATTCTCCAAAAGATAGAGATCAACGTAGAGTAGAAATTAGAACAAGATACGGTCATAAGTTTGAATTGCGCGACGTAGGGTTTAAAAAGAATAGACCTGGAGAATATGATAAGTCTGCTGAATTATCTTCATCGTCTGATAAAGATGAACGATGGATTAAAATTCGTACTAAGGGTGGTCAATTGCTTCAGGCAATAGACAAAGGCAATGATGCTGAGTCTGATAAGTTTGTTAAGCAACTTTTAAAAACGGATAAGGGTTCAGATCTTGATGGAGAAGATGAAGAAGATTTCAAAAAAGATGCACGCCAAATTAGAATGGTGACTAGACATGGGGCTAAAATAGTCCTTGATGATAGGGGTTCAGATAAGACTGATGCTTTAAACAATGAGACTCCACGTGGTAATGGTGTTTTAATAAGAACTAGACGTGGATTTGGTATTGATGCTAATGATAAAGATCCAGCAAATAGAATGATGTTGCATTCTCCAGAATCCAAAGTAATAGAAATAAACGACCGCTTTGGGTTCATAATGATAACTACTGACACAGCTAGTAAGATCCCTAAAGATTTTAAGGGTGTTAAAGACAACGAGTTTGCTGAAGATATAACATTAACTCACGATCCAGAACGTACGTCATATCATGCAAAATTTGATAAAGAAAATAAATACATAAGCGTTAAAACTCCAGAGGGGCAAGGTATTGAGATGCGTGATGCAGATGCCCCATGTGCAAGCTTTACTGAAACTACAGGGCCTGATGATAGAGGCTTGTGGATGTCTAGAAACTATAATAGGTCAGTATGGCGTAGCAAGAATAATGACATGTATATGGTCCTTGATGATGGGAAAGAATTAATATTGATCAAAAATGAAACTGATAAGATTCAGATTTATGCTAAAGGAAAAATTGAAATAATATCTGAAGATGATATTTGTCTAAAATCTGAAAAGAATATTTCAATGCAAGCAAAACAAATAAATATGGAAGCTGAAGCAGGAACACAATTCACGGTTAGAGGTGGTCATTGTGGAACCAATGATGAATTACGTGCTTTAAGGGTCAATTGTGCTACAATGTTTGGTCAGCATGAAGTAATCCAAATTCCACAACATCCCGCTGGATATGCCCCACTAGGACAATTTACACAGTGTACAGTATGTAATCCAGTTGAGGAAAAAATTGAAGAACGTAAACCAAAACCATTTAATATAGAAAGAAACTGTGCACCGAATAAAGTTGAAGCTAAACCAATACCTAAAACTGTTTTTTCCGGTGGTACAGGTGGGTTTAGTACTCCACCACCACAATCTAATCCTCCTCCTCCTAGTGACTTTGCTCCTTCACCAATCCCAGATGTCGTTGTAAACCCAGAACAACAACCGTCTGACCCATTAAGCCCATCTGGTGGTACACTGTTTTATGGGACATCAAACATCTTCAAGAATGAGATAAGTGAATTTGGGCTATTGTTAAATTCATATGCTAACAATGAGAATGTACCACCGAATACGAATGCAACAAAAATTATTATGTTCTTTGATACAGAGCAAGCTAATAAGGCCGCTACAGATTCTAAGAAAATACATGGCGGGAAAGCTGTCGTATATAGAATGTTAGGTGTTCCTGATGAAACGTTATTGACATATGATTTTACAAACAGAATAGCTGAATATAAAGGGAATATTCCAATAGAAGGAATTGAGTTCTTCGAAGAAGAACCATGAAAATATATTAAAGATGATAATTAGACATCCAACTGGATTATATCAAGATTCTGGACAGATTCCGATTAAAGATTCTGATTCTGGTAATATAACTTATGTTATATCTAATGATGATCCGGCAAGATCTTTGTCGAATACTGTACAGTTGACGTCTGCTGAAGAAATGCGATCATTGCCACAGTCACAATATGATGACGATTATAGAAGACAGTCGTATGGTGAATTAATTTATACAGTTGTTGATGGTAATGAGTCTATTGCACCATCGAATAAAAAATTGTTTAGCATAGGTCAAATCTTGGATTTTGAAATTGATGATGTATCTGTTGATAGTGTTGCAATACATAAAGTAGATGTGCAACATAATACAAATTTAATTGATTACTCAGATTCTGGTTTGTCGGACGAAGAAATTGATTATATAATGTCTGCTGCACAGCAGAAAAAGATGCATCTTGAATCAGAGATATCAAGTGCACAATCACAAATAAAAGACACTAATGTTTTAATATCTGATAATCAAAAGAAAATAAACGAGACTAAAAAAATAATTTTTGCAGTATCGGCTATTTCTGATGTTGATCCAATACTTGAAAAACTAAATCAGAAATATGAGTCGTTAATCGACGACAGAGACAAATTAATTGAGACATATAACGAATTAACAAGTAGCCTGTCGAAATTATTTGATGATATGTTAAAGATATCGGAGCTTGTTAAATAATGGCTAAATCAGTATATTTTGGATTTAACCCACCATTTTATAATAATGGTAATGTTTTACGTACACAAGCTGATGAAAGGTTAATCAAAAACGATCTTTTACAACTATTATTGACAATACCAGGTGAAAGAGCATTTAGACCAGATTTTGGTACAGATTTACGAGCAATGATATTTGAGCTTATAGATAATCGTAGCATTGAAAATTTGCGTTCAAGTATACTAGAATCAATAAAACAATTTGAGCCAAGGGTTTTGGTTGATGAACTGTTGATTGA